GAGATATACCGCCAACATCATCCATTGTAAATAGTTTTGTTTCATACGGAGCTAAGTTCGTATCAGAATCACTTTTTGTAAAACTTTGTAATTTTACATCTGTAAGTAAAAGATCGCCGTCTGGCTTGACAGGAAACTGTGGTTCAAGAGCAGATGTACCAAGAAGCACTTTAATGTTACCATCTTTATCAAGTACGATTTTATCGTATCGTGGAAGATAGTACTCAACGTCAGTTGTAATCAAATCAGTATTGGTTGGTAGTTCGTTAATACGAGCAGTACCACCAGTAAAGTCTGAGTCTCCATCGGTTTTACGTGGTCTAAAATCTAATACGTCGTGTAAGAATACTTTACTTCCGTCGTTTAATGTATGAGCCGGAATGTCTTTGTAATCCACCTGACCAGTATATGAGTTAACTGCAAAGAATTCACCAGATGCACCGTGTGTGAAATATCTAAATCTTGCAAACACTTGACCGCCTGGAGCCGGTTTATCGCCTTTTAGAATTAAACGTGCAGGAGAATACCAGTTATCTCTTTGGCCATTATCAACAATAAAATCATTAATTAAATCCGCACCATCAGAATCTGAATCACGTAGACGATCTAGCTTAAATAAATCTGGTTTTTGTAAACGTATAAAAGCAGTACCGGTTCCATCAGATTCTATAGCTCGTACAACAGTGGTTTCAACAAGAGTTTTTGTACGTACACTACCAGCAGCTTTGTTTACCTTTGCAATAATTTCAACGTTGGAACTCGTCGGGCCACCACTAATTGTCGCAGCCTGAGTACCAGCACCTGTAATTGTGGGGTTGATCACTTCACCATCCGAATCTACAGAAATGACCCAATCATTAACATTACCAAACGTTTCACCAGTAGCAGTCAATGTCAGTGTAGCAGCACCAGAAGGATCGAGTGAAGCATTAAAGCCACGATATACTTCTAATGATATATCTGATAAAGATTTTGGACGCTCAAACGGTAAGTTAAAGAATAAGTTGTTATTGCCAACGTCTCTTAGTATTGCATTACCATTATCTAAAACTAAGTTAGCATAATCAAAAGAACTACCACCAATAGACCGTACATCAGCAAATGATGAACCGGCATTCATCACAACATCAAAGATATAATACCTATAATATACTCCGTCTTCTTCTACAGCGCGAATACGACATGTACCAATAGTTGAACCACCATGGTTAACTGCAGAACGTAAATTTCTATTTTGAAACACGTTAACGTTTGGTAAACCTTTAAGATCTGTAACTGTAATATAGTTACCGTAAGATGCGGCTACCACTTCGTTATTATTAGTTTGTGTATCTCTGGCCTTTGGAACACGCAAACGTGTTGGAAACGTTTTTTCTATTCTATAGCCTGATACGTATGCTAATCCTTCAGATACTGTTGCGATAAGATTTGTGTCATTCGAATCGTCTTCATAATTTACAATAAACGGATTAATAAAGAAATCACCTTGAATATCTGCCGTACGCTTAGCCATTCTATCTTCAATGCGCGCATACGCATCATCGCCAGTTACAACATCAAATACCACACCATTTCTTATTCTTGCATAGTAAACAAAGTTTTGATCTGAATCTATATCATCCTGAGTGGTAAGCGTCATTTTAATTCTATAACGATCAGCACCTGGAGCAGAAGTATTTGGAGTAGCGCCTTGGTTATCATACAGAAGCTCAGAGTCTGCAGCAGTAACAACGTCTTGTGTTACTAAGAATCCTACAGTTTCATCTGGTTGTTGTCCGTATTTGCTTAGTATGATAGATTGTTTTTCACAAAATACAAAATGACCTTGTGTAAAGAAATCACCTTTTTCTACTGAAAATCTTGTACCAAATCCGGTAGCAGGATTTGCCGTTGTACTTGTGGTTTGAACAGTTAACGTAACACCTGAATTCGTACCAACAATATCTTCGCCTGGGTCCATAGTATTTGGAGAAGCAAATGAAGAAGCGGATAAGGTATCGATATATGCAACGTATATTGTTGCAGGATCACTTGCAGTCGCAGCAACGACTTCTAAAATTTTTGCTTTAAATGCAGAGCTTTGGCCGGTAAATTCATCTCCAACAATAGTAGAAGTATCTGTTGGCAAGTTATTTGTAGTTGTATCAAGCTTGATAAATTCATATCGAGTATTGAGGCTTGGTCCACCAGGATTAACTGATGCACCTTCTTTAAAGATATTGCGAGCAAATCTTTCAACTTCTTTTTGTTGTATTGTCTGAGATTGAGTTAACTCTCTCGCCTGCAAAGCACGGCCAGAATTAAACAGAATTCTATGATAGTTATTACTGTCTCTATAATCGTCTTTATACGTATCCGCAAAGACTTTTTCCGTAAATTTTGTCGCCATTAAATCACTCTACAGTTGAATTATTACTTTGATATCTTCGGTTTGTGCGGGATCTCTTTCAATCGCAGCTCGATTATCGATGTACAATATTGTACCAGACAGTGGATTGACTGTTCCTTTTATATATGCCAATGTATCGCCGTCAACCGAAGCCGAATCTAAGATGCCTTCACCATTACCATCTGTCTCTGTAACTGTTTCACCTTCGATAAACGTGGCAAACCCAGTAGAATCCGTCTGGTGATACCATACATAGCTTGAATCAGCATTATCAATATATGCCTTAGCCGCAGATGTAGATCCTAGAATTGTTTTATCTTCACTAAAGTTTTGAGCAATAGAACCAAACTTTAATTTATTTAAAACGTTTGCTGCAGGACCTTCAAAATCTGAATCTGCAGAATCTGGACCAACTTTAGGATCTTTAATTATTCCTACTTGTCTATAGTCATTACTTGTAATCAACGCATTTGTTTCGTTACCAATTAACTTCGAATTAAACATAATAGCGCTTGAGCGAAGATCGTCTCTTGCATCTCCGCCAATTCCCTTAGGCGTTGATATTACAGCCCGAGCATGTGCTCCTGTTCCACCACCACCAGAAAAGGCAACTGATGCATAATCGTATCCAGCGCCAAAAGCTTTTCCTGTACCAGAATCATTCATTTCAACTTTTACAATTGTGCCATTATATACGGTAGCAGTTGCTCCAGGAGTTTTTGTTCCATTACCAGTAAATGTAATAGTTGGAGCAGAAGTATATCCTGTTCCACCGTTATCTACCTTAATACTAGTAATCTGACCTTCAACGGCTGCATCCTGAATAGTTTTTTGTTCCTGCTCTAATGCCGGATCTGAAACACCGGCAGAGTCAATAAATTGTACAGGAATATAATTAGCTGATGTAAACTTTGTTGAACGCAAAGCAGTTTGTCCATATAGGTATTTCCATACGTAACCGTCTGCAGTTGTAATAGGATCTAAAGAACTACCTGTTGGTTTTACCGTAGATGTAACAGCTGAACCCGTAGCATCTTTACCTTGCTGTAAACACATGTAAATAGCTAACTCATCTGTCATAACATAATATGCATTTGTTGGATAACCTTGAACATGGTCATCATATGAAGCATAGATTGTACCAGAAGACCAGTTATATCGAGGAATCACATATGAAACATCTTCACCTTTTTTCATAGCCTGTAAATTTAAACGAAAGTCACGTTCTTCTTTTGCAGTATTCAAAGGAGTGGGAGCTGCGTCCGTAGCATTCCAGTCTTGTGATCTACCAATACCAATATAGTATGTAGCCGCAGAATCTGTAACGTTTGTAAAAATATCGTTAAGAACTTGTCTTTTAAATTTATCTGTAATAATTGCAACCATTTTAGATTCCCTAGCTCACGGTTCCGCCGAAGTTACTGACCAACTGCCAACTTGTTCCATCCCATATCATTGTGCATCCTTGATTATTTGCTAAAGCAATGCTGGTTCCTGGTCCAAAAGTGGCTGGTGTAATAGTAGCAGTACCAGCGTTCTTATTTGTAAATAGTTTATATTCTCCTACTGTCGTACCATTAGCCACTGATACCGAAATTGGTGTTCCAGAGTTTCCGACAATATATGATTTAGAAGTATCAGCAGCTCCTGTGGCCGTAATCACATCAGAAGAATAAGCTGCCTTTTCAATTTCTACCGATCCTGTTCCTTTACCACTTAAATTCAGATTAACATTAGGATCATCTCCACTAGCGCTAAGAAGAGGATTTGAACCAGTACCGGCGTTTTGTACATCAACATGATTAACTGCACTTCCTGTTGCAGTAATACTAAAAATTTCAGCTCCGTTAGCGTCTCCAATATAACCACTAACTTTAGGTTGAGACATTGTAGGAGCTGTAAGAGTTTTATTTGTTAATGTTTGAGATGCACCAAGTAAAGTAAGTGTATCACTATCTGATAGTGTTGGTATATTAAGATTATGATTCGCAGTCAATGAACCCGCTATAAAATTATATGTGTGCGAAGCATCGTTATCTTGAATTTTTATACCGCTTAAAGTCGGCGTTGTTAAAGTTTTATTCGTAAGAGTCTGTGTGGCAGAATCAAGTAAAATTTCACCAGAGGCATTTGGTAAATGAATAACATGATCAGCCGTAGGATCAACAGCTCTTAAAACTGTTTCATTTCCATCAGCGGTAACTCCTTCAAACTGCAAACCACCCGCTGCAACAGCAATTGCTCCAACTAAAGTATTACTGTCTCCACCGAGTTTTTGATAAAGCTCGACAAAATTTTCATTAATTTTCTGGCTCGCTTGACGTAATGTATCACCACTTCCGTCATTGGCATACGTACCATTTGCTATGTTCTGACGAGTCATTATTACCTCTAATTCGTTTTATCTATTTATACTACTTTATCGAAGTGTCCAGCGGTTATCGCTAAAGGACCTTCCATTTTAAAATCTGCAGGATATGGAGTATTTATAGGTATCGTGGCAGCATACAATACTCTGCGATCCGCTCCTTGTAATGCATTATAATCACTTGACCAACTACCGCCAGCCGTTGTAACTTCAGTTCCTTCGTACATATCAGATGACGGTTGTTCATCTACGTTTGTTTCAATCCAATTACGAAGATTCTCATATGTCCAGCTTCTATTGTATTGCATAACCACAGCCATTAAACCTGCACCTACAGGACATGCAGCGCTTGTACCACTAAACCTTGTATCTCTACATGCAGAGATAGCAGTTAAATCAGCGTATTCGCCGTCGCTTCTTTCTGTATCAACTCCATAAGATGCATCTGGACATGCGGCTAACGTTCCATCTCCAGGAGCAAAGAAGTCAATAGCATTCCCACAGTCACTATAGTTTACTTTTCTATCTTGATCATAACTATTCGTCATATCATCATCTAAACATCCAACATTGATTGCAGGAAATTTAACCGTAGTATTTCCACCCGATGTCTGGCTTTCAGTTTTTCCTATGTGTTGTGGAAATCCTCTACGATTAGTAGATCCTGTTACGCTATAACCAAATTCACTGAACGTATCTTGATAAAAAGTGTTTGTGTTGTTATTTGATATACGATTATCATAGTTAGGATGATCGGGATTATATTGTGGCTGATTACTATTTCCAGCTGCAGTTACCATAATGACACCTGCCTGAGTTAATTCGTCTCCAGCCTGTGTCGTACTATTATCATAATGTTCGCTTTTCCAACGACCACCGTCACCTTGTATACCTAACCAACTAATATAGTTTGGTTCGTTTGATGTTCCACTATAAGAGGTAGCTCCATCTGTTCTAAAGTAATAATAAGTTCCACCTTTAGTGGATGATCTAAATCCCCAGCTATTTGAACTAATTGTAGGATCTTTTGTGCCAAAGATAGGATTATTAGGTTTATATGTATGAAATATTTTTTGTACGTCAAATCCGATTTCAAAACTACCTACATTATAACCACTACCGTATAAGTTTAGATGCCACTTATTTGCATTGTATGCCCACCCGTGTGTACGACCGTATATTAAACTAGCACATTGTGTACCATGATCTGCATCATATGCTGACGTCGACGGACTTCCGTGTACATTGTCTCGAGTATAAGAAGTAGATACAAGAATATTTCCAAATGCGGCAAACGATGCACTGCGCTGAGATGAATCTCTCCACCAGTTTTGAGCTGCAGATTCGGTCGGTACAACCGTGCCATCCCATCGTGTTTCTAATCTACTACTATTCGCATTGAACCAGTCAGGATCAATATAGTATGGACCGTCAAGAACAACATCTAATACGTCACAATATCCTGCCCGATTTAAAACATTACCTGGCTTATAATCAACCGGATTTACTGCATTGTTTACGCCTTTATTAATAAATTCTGTATGTGCTATCCATGTGCCGTTATCAGCACATATGACATCAACATTTTCACCTGCGCCTTGTTGTTGTACTTTAGAGCTTATGGCCACGTTTTCATTAGTTGATGCAGTCTTCCACGGATTTTGTTTTGTTTGCATTCGGTATAGCGCGGTAGTCCTATTAACTGTCGGTTCAGCTCCACTAAAATTACCTTGAATAGACGAACTTCCTACTGTCCACATTTGGTAATTATTATATGCAGTATCCCATCGATCTTTTGCTGTTCCCCATATTTGATTTTTTATTTCATCAGGAGGTGGCATATATGTTTCAGGGTATCTATTTGGACTTTCGTTAATTACTTTAACACGATCATCAGATTGCAAAGCAGTTGATTCTTCTTCTGTTAATGAAAATTCACCACGTACATCACTATGCCCTTTTGCATCAGTACAATCGACCGCTCTATCTGGTATTGTCTCAGGAGTTGAATCCGACGTCATAAGCTCTGCGCTTATTTCATCGTATTGTTCCTTTGTATGTGTTGTTAGTACGTAATACTTTTCGCTCATTTTATCACACTATGTTTATTGTGTTACCCATACCCGAGTGTGCAGTACATTGATAGTACAATGTAGATGGTGCACTCATCGGAACTTTAAATACGACCGTTCCTACGGCTTGTGTATTTCCTGTTATACCATCAGCATATGCAGACCCACCATTACTTACACGAATTTGAAATGGATGGCCACTTGCGTTTACAACAAAATGATAGGTTTCGCCTCTACGCAAATAGAGAACAGGATCATTTGTTGATGAAGTAAACCAATGACTCTCTGGATCATTAAAAACATAATCGCTAGAACCGCTACTTGTGACATTAAATACATTAGAACCTTTTGTCATCGGATGCCATGCGCTATGCTCATAAATTTCCATTTGATTATTATCGGAGTTGTAAATCATTTCGCCATTAGATGCCGACAATGCATTACGCTGTGACGTTGTCATACTACCAACTCTGAATCCACCACCAGCACTTCCGTTTTTACTTACTGTTACAGAAGCACTTGTAACCATATTAATATCAGTTGATGATGTAAGAGTAGGAGTACCTGTTGCCTGCGATGTAATATTATCAACTACAAGTCCAGTAGAATTAAAATATCCTACATCTGTACCACCTATTTTGATATCGATCTGATCGTCCGTACTTGCATGAAAACTTGTATTAGCATTTTGGTCTAGTATTAACTCAGTACCATTCATATCAATCGATTGACCCTGAGAAATGTATGTACTATTGTCTATCGAATATGTTCCGGATCCATTAGTTTTCATAAATCCAGCACTTGCAAAGTCTCCATCTACAAGTACATCAGCATGAGATGTTTCACTTGTTAGATAAGATTGCAAATCACTTATCTGAGATTCAGTAATTGACAAAGCAGCTTGATGAGTTGTAACATCTGATTGAGTTACAGTATAACCTGTTAGATAACTTGACAAATCAGGCGGGGTGTAAGTAGTCACACCTGTTGCGTTATTATATGCCAAGTTAGCAGAACCTGCTGCAGCGACTGATACACTAAAGTCTGCATATGCTAGACCTCCACCGCCTCCACCGCCACTTATATCAGAAGCAACAATAAAGTGTTGAGTTCCTGAATCCCATTTAAGGATTTTGTTGTTTGCAATACCAGACATGTTAACGTTAGATAATTCACCGATACTGTCAATGCCTTCTCTTGCTTGTACGTATGCACTATCAATGAGCGCAATAGTCTTGGCCGAGTCAATACCGGTTCCAAGATCTGCGTTATTAGCAAGCTTTACCCAGGCTCCGCCATGAGCAAAGTATCCTGCTCCGGTTGCATGAACGTGAGCAAACATACCATGATACGTCGTAGCATTTGGAAGAGCTCCTTCAGAATCCCACATATTGGCATAATAGATTTTTTTAGACCCAAAATCTACATCTGAATCGCCAGCAAGTGTATTAATATGTGAAGGAATAACCTGCGCATTATCTAAAGCTTGTGCAATAGACGTAACCGCTGCCGAATCTAAGTCAGCATTTTGCAGTGTGGTAAAGTTGGCATCGAGTTCGACGTGGGTCAATGCCGTCCCTTTAGAATTTCTTAATGTGATTGCCATTTTTTACCTCTAACTAAGTTCTACGTAATTTGAGTCGACATACCCAAGAGTCATATATCTTGGGTTACCAGCGTCGGAATCATAGAACCATCTATTTCTATCCATTCTTTCGATGTCGTTGCTCATTCTCACACCGTATGCATATACAGCGTCTTTTGCCGAGTCATCCATCGTCGGCGAGTTAATATCTTTTGCCTGGTCAATTCTACCATATGATGCAGCAAATACATCAGCAGGCATATCTTTAAATCGATCAACTGTTGCTTTTAGGCTGATACGTTCAATAACGCTATCAGAATCTGCATCATCAGGTAATATGCCAAGCGGTTCTACTAATCCAAATGGTATGGTGTAATTCGCCGTACCCTCAACAAATAATGGTGGTGGCGGTTCATCAATATTATCTGGCATAACTAAAAGAGTAGAGTTTGTAGACGGTAGTTCAAGAACAACCTCACCGCCTAAAAAGAATCCAGCCGGATGTACAAACTTTTTATATAGATCTCTCCACGTATTAAGCGGAATAGCAGATTTAATAAGAACGGAGAATATCTGATATAATCCTCCATCTTGTATAAAATGTAATGACTCAGTACCGATTGTCGACTGAGACTGATTGAGTTTAAATATTCTTTGCTTCGGATAATCTACTTCAACATCAATACCAAAAAACGCACGAAAGAAACCTTCAGCTGAATACTTTGTACCTTTAACTCTATAAAACTGAGCAAAGTTTCGAAGTACTTCACGTGGTTCAGTAAAATATGTAGAGTTAGCACCATCAGCAATTGTACCAAAGATGTATTCTAAATTGGTTAACGATGTGCTTTCAATATCATATACACTAAATAAATCCTGTATCGCACTAATTGATTCATCAGAGTCTACGTATTCATAATACGATTCCATGAAAGCAATAAGATTAGGATATTCTTCTCTAAAGTATTGCGGTAAAACTTCCGCAACACTATAATTTCTGAAGTTAGGAACTACCCGGTTATAATCAACGCGATGTGACATTAATAGCCTCCGCCAGCTCCACCGCTACCTGTTCCATAACTAACAGTGATACCAGTTCCTGTATTACCCGATCCGCCTAATACAACATCAGTATCCTGTCTATCAACCTGGCCGGTAGTAAACGACGGACCTTGGTCAATATCTAAAATATAACTACGCAAGGGTCGAATAGTTGCTTGGTTTGCAGGAGTACAAGAAACTTTTATATAGTTAACGCCTGCTGTAATACTAAATGGATTAAAGCCAGTTAATGTTATTACCCCTTTCAGTGCATCATAAGATCCTATGTTATCAACTTCGACTGTGCCAACATTATCCACTATCTGTAATTTAGTTAATGATAGAGCATTTTTAATAGAGCAAACTTTATTATTGAATATAAATGTAGATGATGTAATAATATTATCAGTCGTAGATGGCGAAGCAATTTCAACAGGAAAGTACATGTTGTATGAAGCGCTTTGAGTCATATCAGGTATAAATCTTTGTTGCAACTTCACAGTAGCTTTAGAGTTTAGAATCGCTTCACTAATATCGTCAATTCGAGTTAAAAGTTCTGATCGTCTAAATACACCACCAAACTGTTTTAACTCTTCATTAATATAAGTTACAAGTGTGTTAAATACATTTCCCTCTGTCGCTTTAATTGTTTGTCCTGTCAAACTTGGATCAAAGTTAAATGTCAAAATAATTTCTAAAAATGTAGTAACTGGATCCTGAAAAGCCGTATCAATCGATAAGATAGAAAGGTTTGAAGATATGTCGGTAACAATAGCATCTTTTACTGCTTGTTTCTGATTATCAGTAGTTCCGTCTTCAAACACAAGAGAGACATAAACTTTACCATAATCTGCAGGTACGTTATCTTCTCCGCCCCATGCAATAGAATCGGTTACGGTCGGATAGTTTCTTTGTATCACAGCTTTATAGTCATCAGCAGTAACAAGTCTTTGTTGTGCAGCAAAGGCAATAGGTGCGTTTAATCGTATTGACTCCATAGATTGTTTTGGTCCGCCGACACCTGATGCGGCAATAGTGCTAACTTGTAATAGATATTGAGTACTATTAACTGTTACAGTATTTCCTGGAGAAAACACTGCAGCACCGTTTGCTGCTGCACCAAGACAACTCAGGTATTGTACTTGAATCATTTGACCTGATTCAGGAGCTTTACCAAAAGAAATACCATCTCCAAAGTTTAATTCATAAAAACCATTTGGTGCTTCAGATATTTGAAAGTAACGTGATGTTGAATTAACTGTAACAGCATTTGTAATGGGAGTATAGTTAACATAGTTAGAACTGCTAGGAGTATCATAGACTCTTATGTCTGCAGTCGTTGTATCAATAGAATCATCTTGAATTACATAAAGCTGACGTTCACCCTTCTCTCCGACAATAAATCTTTTTCTTGTCATAGCACCTTCGTATATTAAAATATCACGTGTACCATCAGAGTTTAAAAAGTTATATACGCCAACTCCGTTATCTGTTGCTGTAATATCAGATAGTGTTCTAAACGTATATGTTGTTTCACCAACAGGAGCCGTAAAAATACTACCTGCTTCAAGAACGACGGACGAAGGTCTATTAATAGCGCCTGATAAGTTTACACTTAGATTTACAGTGGCACGTGATGCAATACGAGATCGTGGAACATAACCCAATGTTGCAGCATGAGATACAACAGAGCTTCTTAATTGTGCGGTTGTAAGGAATGCTTCGTTCAAAGCAAAGTTAGCAGTTAGTGCATTGTAATGGGTATTATAAGCAAGAACGTCAAGAACATTAGAAAGACCAGAGGCTTCAAAATCAAAATCTGCAAATTCACCTTTTTCTTGAAAAAAGGCTTTGAGACTATTTTTAACTGCGTCAAAATCAAGTTGAGTATTTTGTACTGTTGTAGCCATATTATCTTAACCTCGATAAGTTCGTTTCTACTATCACGTCCTCACCGGTGTTACGAATGGCAAAGCGAGTCGTGACGTGTATTCCATTTTTTTCTTCATCAACTGTTACACTTACTTTTCTAATAAGTGCACGTGGTTCATATGTTTGTACAGCCAGTTTAATTGCTAGCTCTAATTCAGGCTCTGTGTCTTCATTGAGTGGCTCAAATAATAATGTGCCTAGACCTCCGCCAAAACCAGAGTTAAATGGTTTCTCATGAAATCCTGTCATTAGAAGATTTTTAATAGACTGCTTAACAGCAGCTGCATCGGTCTTCTTATACACATCACCCGTAGGATTTGCACTAAATGTAAGATCGATATCAGAATAATTTCTTTCACGAGAAGCGTTTAAACTTCCAGTAGATAAGTTACCGTCTTCAATTGCAAAAGCTCTAAGTGCCATATTCGATCCAATAGTTTAATCTATTTATATGTTATCAAGCGAGAATTTCCAGAAGTTCGCCGTTTGTTTGCACATTACCGTTAAACGTCGTTGATAATTCTTTTTTGTATGTCGCTTTAAAATTTTGTGGTATTTGTGGCATAGTTAAAATAACGTGACATTCTAAATGTCCATCCGGTGCAAATCTATCATAGTCTAATATTAATTTGTCGTAGAGTATTGTATCTTTCCAATACACAGCCAAGTCAAACATCATTGCGTGATCAGGCGCGCCATTTTGGTTAATCAATTGATACACAATAGCTCGGCCCTTTGTTGCTAAGTCATTTAAACCGTTATCAACTAACTGTTCATTAGCACCTTTTGTGTATAGTCCTTCAATCACGATAAGCCGATGGTTTACAAATTTACCTAGAGAATTATTAATACGGTTCATAGCAACGGCTTGAGGATATAAGTTACGAGCTATTTGTAATCTTTCTGATTGAGATTGAACGTGGTTTAAGTTTGTTTTTTCACCAGTTCCACCTAAAAACTTTCCAATTGTTATACCTTTTGCAAGTTTAGTACCAGCATTTATAAATGTAGCATTGTTTGGATTATACAAAGGATCCGGTATAATTTGTTTTTGGCCAGGGTTAGGGGTAAAATAATCGTTTCTCATAGTTAGTTACCATCAAAAGGAATAGAATTTTCTCCAACAGTAGGACTACTACTTGCGGATCGTCCTATCTTACTTGGATTTGGAGATGAATACTTTTCACTTAATCTACCTTCAGCAATTTGTAAAGCAGTAAAGTCAGTGTTGTTTAAAGTATTATTATCTCTTAGTTTTGATCTTACTTCAGTATCAGTTAGCTTTCTACCAGTAACTCCACCGGCCGCAGTTTCTCTGTTTAGTCCTTCGGCCATGGCACCGTTTGGATCGACCTTGACTTTCTGAATACCAGAAGAACCTTTTGTGTATATACTTGCCACACTTGCGGTAGGCAAAGCCGTAGCTTTTAAATCATCGGCAAGTGGAGTGGTATTAATATCTTGATCTAAGTTATTCCATCCATAAGACGAACTACCAGAACCAATGCCGCCTGCAGTACTGGCAGCATTCGCTCCTGCAGCCTGGTCTGCAACAATGGCCTCATCGGCTCTACCAGTCAAATCTCCATGAAATGTTGGAGCAGTCATACTATTTGTCGCTGTTATATCACCCGTTACATCGATACGCACTGCACGAATTGTATCAACGTTAATTGTACCAGCTCCGCCTTCACCATCGCCAACCCAAAGGGTATGACCGGCATGAAGATTATGAGCATACATAACCATCTCTTCTCCGCCTATTGTTCCTTTATGTCCAAAGACTGATATATCATTAGCTACAATATTTGTGTTTTTTGATGTAAGATTTTGTCCTACTTCTGCAGTAATACGCTGAGTTCCTGATGCAAAAATCCCTTGGTTACCTTCGCATGCGATTTCCATATAACCTTTAACAGCTTGTGTACTTCCGCCAAGAATCATCTCAGTCTTCGATTTAGCAATAGTTGTAGAGTGTTCACCTTTGACAGTTTCACCAAAGTTCTTTTCAACTGTAACTCTCTTTGCACCATCAACTTGTTGTATGTTATCACCGTTAATTAATTGATTAAAATTGCCACATGTTAGATTGTAATCTCCTGCTACATCGACATTGAGATCGCCTTGATATGTCATGTGTGCATTACCTTCAACCACTACATGCTGATCTGCTCCAGTCATAATATGTGTATCACCACCCGAACTGATCTTTACTGTACCATCCGGCGCAATCTCAATACCTGCACCGGTCTGATGACGAATCAATATTCTTTCATTACCCATCGTGTCATCTAATTCTAAGATGTGACCACCAGCAGTTTCAAATACCTGGTTGTATGGATATATCGGAAGCTTTTTAGGTGGCGGTGTAAGATTCCTATTATATTCTTCGCTAGCGATTGCATCCGGAACACCAAGCACACGTTTTTGAGATAACGTAGGTATGCCGCCATTTGTGCTAATGTCATTGCGCTTTTGATTTCTTGCGGCTCTGTTCACAGTCGATTTATATGCATATTCAACCTTTGGAAATGTTCCGCTAGGATCTTGAAACCCCACTGGAAATACACCTTGTGTGTAAATTTGTTTGCCAAATATTAAAGCGCGGTCTGGTAATTCATCATTATCTGTTGTCATGCTGTTGGTTCCGTATAAGCTTGTAGTTGTGCTACTGTTAAAGGTGAAGCTGTTGGTTCTGTAACATTTCTCTTATTAAAATTAGTAAGTATATAATCAGGCACACTAAATCCTGGATCTATCTTATTGAGTGGATCTGTATCCATATGGCCAAACGCCTGACCGCCTGGAAATACGTCATAAAAGGTTTTCATAAACATTTTAAACGTGGTGTGTTGTGCAGCAGTAAATGATTCTGGACCAGTCGTCACCATGTCATTCTGAAGTCCTGTGCTTGGAGTAGTATATCCACCAACAAATGATACCCCAATACTATTTTCGTTATGGCCATTTGCTTTAGCATGTGCACCTACGTAGTTTATTGGTCGACCGCGTTCAATGGAACCATCACGTCTAATCACATAATGATAGCCAATTCCTGACCATCCTTGTATCTGATGCCATGCGTGTATTTCTTCAACACCTAGATCTTGATCAGTATAAGTCCCTGTCCAGTGCACAACCGTCTCAGTTATATCTCTTGTCGCTGAAGCAAAGTCGGCTTCTAATTCTTCTGCTCCACCTACAGTTGTAAATTTATATGGAACATTTCCTACTCCACCGCCTGATCCTCCATATCTATTAGATGGAGTAAATTGTCCTTCCCATCCAACAGCATTTGAACCTATCTGAAAGTTAGGAAGAGTTACAGATGCAGAATACGTTACTCGTGTAGTAAATCTTGTGTCGATATTGTAGAGTCGACTTTCGATTACGCCGATTGGCTGATTTGAGTTTGCAGCTACAATTGCAATTGCTTGCGCATATTGTCCATTTGCTAAAAGCGTTATAACTCCGCTTCTTGCTGCGGCAGATAAACTACCACCAGTTAGCTCATCTATTGCTAATCCAATAGGAGTGTCAATAGTATCTATTACTGCTTGCATAATCGGAGAAATTGCAGTACCTAACGTTAAGTCTACCTTTTTATTAAACTCTGTAATAATAGGTCCAAGGACTTGAGATATGGTACGATTGAATGCCTGAGTCATAAATGATTGGAGACTTCCATCTTGTGCGGCCCGTACAGCATTTACTATTTGTGACAGTGGATTATTTGTTGCCGTACTTAATAATCCTTGCATACCATTTGCTGAGGTTGCCCCATAATAACTAAATAAAAATCCTTTTGCAATTGTATTATCTCCAGTTAAAATTTTAAGAGTAGCTAATACAGTCAGTACATCAGTAAAGTTAGCATTGCCTGATGAAACTCCACTAAACGCACCTTCAATTTCTTCTACTAGATCTGTTGCAAAACCTGCAACAGTCTCAGTTAGCTTTGCCATTCCAATTCCAAAAAGAGTATTTCCGCCTTGACCAGGATAGTCGGCTAATAGATTAATACCCATAAACCCATTTAACGTCTGACCTATAGACTGACCAAGTGGTGATGAGTTAAATGCATCATACTCACCTGCAATAGCAGGTCTATTACGCACAAACTCGTCTGACGACAACCTTTGATTGAGTGTAGAAAGATAGCTATTTGTTTTTGTAAATGTAACCATTAAATCGCAGTTCCCTCATTCAGTTGCAGTACTCGATACGCTTCTCGTATTCGCTTAGCAGTATGTAGTCCTGAACTTCTTTCATATTGTTGATCAAAGATAGTAGCAGCTTGATCTACGGTTTTAGCAGCTTTTAAGTTTGTGTTTGCTTTCACGTTTAACGCTCCATTATAAGCATCTGCATTATTTAATTCATGTACGACAAATCCTAATTGATCTTCAAATGTCGCCGTGTTCCAACCTTTACCAGACCATTGTTCAAAGATAGTTCTGCGACCTGGACCCCATTGTGCAAGACCACGAGAGTGCTCACCCGGGCCCTGATCATTATAGTTAACAGCATTAATGTTTAATTCTTGCCCGTTGTATCGTGACTCTACCATAAGATTGCCAACAATTCCGGCTGCCTGTTCTTTTGTGTAGCCTTGGTTTCTAAAATAATCATAGGCTTGTGTAATCCTGCCTTGATTAGATCCTAATACTGGTAACGGCTGATAATCTACTCCACCGTCTGTTCTATTACCAGGATCTGATAATGACTCTTGCCCCTGTGCACCAGCTTTCCATTGCTCAGAAGCAAGTTGCTGTTCAGATGGTATTTCAATACGTGGCATAGCTCCAATTACACAAGGAGCCTGTGATGATTTACCATCTAAAAATATTCCAAACACTTGTGCACCAGGAATTAATTGTGGTGTAAACCCTATACCAGATACGCCGCCTACATTAGGTGTCAATACAGTGGCCCATGGTAATGCTCCGGTAGGAATCTGCTGATTGTCCCTAGAATGTATACCAAAGATTCTCACCTGTGCACGACCAAGTTGCAACGGATCTAAAACATTGACTACAATTCCAATCCACCATCTAACATTATCTCCATAAAAATCCATCATTGTGCACCAGCTCCTGGATTCACATCCATGGCTGGAGGTTCTGCATACACGCTAGTATTGCCTTCATAATTTGATAACTTCACTAAATCCATTTTACAGTTATAAGCATCATTAGTAAAAGAATGACATGCTGCATATACCAAATAATCACCTGATCTTCGTCTATCTAAAGGTTCATCGTGCTGTTGCATATCACCTAGTGATATAAATGTAATAACGCGACCAATTGTTTTATTACCGTTATTTCCTTGAGGCATAGTATGTAACCCCGGTACAGTTATCGTAATTGCCTCTTGACCCAATAATCCTCTTACTACTTTTTGTACTGCTTTAGATGTATGTGCTGCAGTGTTATATTCTTCGTAAGGATTCTTCTGATCATAATATAATAATGATGGAGCCATTAAATTAATTCTTTTACTTTGATATTTACTTAACGGTCTATCACCAAAATACGAACGCGTATCCGCCACTGGATGTGCTGTTGGTCCTAATATATTTTTAAAATCCTCATCTAAATC